GTACAGCTTGCCATGTGCGGCGTAAGCAGGACGTTCGCCATGTTACGCAGTGGACCCTTGTACGGTTCCTCCTTGTACACGTCGATACACGCGTATGCGTCCGCGTTCCAACCGAGCCAGTACGCAAGGTCGTCCTCGTTGACGACGGACCCGCGGCTTGTGTTGATGAACATGGCGCTTGACTTCATTTGCGAGAACAGCGACTTGTCCATAAAATTGTCGTTTTCTGCTCCGCCTGGGATGTGCAGGCTCACGATATCGCAGAACGCAACAAGATCGTCGATGGTGTCCTGTGACCGTTCCGGCAGGATATCGTTCACGTACAGTTCGCGGCACCACGGGCGCACCATATCGGCGACGGTCGAACCGATGCGGCCATTGCCGATGATGCCCACGGATAGCTCGCTGAGTTGCCTGCCGTGATAGCGTTGCCACCCTAGCGTGCGGTTATCCTGGAACCGGCGGATTCCTGCGATCATAAGCCCGACCGTGAACTCGGCGACCGCGGCGCGTGGTGCGTATGGGGTGTAGGTCGCGGTGATGCCGTTCTCTTTGCACCAATCAAGCGGCACATTGTCATAGCCCACACCGATACGGGCGATCACCTCAAGCGACGGTATCTGCGCCAGTTGCAGCGGGGTCAGTGGTGCGGTCCCTGCAATGATTGCGTCGAAGTCCTCGCCCTGCGGCGGGGTCCGCGAATACGTTACGTCGAATAAGGACTCAACGTGCTCGTCAAGTCCTGTGATCTTACCGAAATCACTCGCGGTAATCAGCACCCGTAGCTTTGCCATTATAACCACCTCTTGTCAGTTTGGACTTGATGGACCTTACCGCCGTCTTGGTGTCCTTGTCCTGTACTTTGTTTGCATACTCTATCGCCGTTTCCGTCCATTTGCCGTGCTTTGTCGCCTGCATGGTTTGGACGACTTGAGCGAACCGTCGCCGGTTAATATAGACCGCATACGCCGCAATTACAACAAATAGCGCCAGATACAACCACACGAACCACTCCAAGTAGGCCGACGTGGCTAACGCGACGATGAACCCGCCCAGGCCCATTGCGATCGTCGACACACCGCGCCAGGGGCCGACAGACACGCACATGTACACCCCGAACCCGATAACGCCCACAGCAACCGCCATCAGCACGCGCAACAGCACGCGGCCATACTTGATTTCGGCAGACGCCTTGGATTTGGTGCGGTCCACTATAGTGGGCGAATTCGCCATTTCTGACGACATTTCGGCCATTTTGCGGGCCTTTCTCGCAACAAGTGACGAACAACCCGTGCCGAACGCCAACGGGCCGCAGATCGCAATTATAGCCATTAACTGTGATAGCGTTTTCATGCGTAGAACTCCTGTAGTTTGTCAAAGTCAGAGGCGTAGACAGCGCGAACCCGTTGCTCGGTGTCCTTGTCCTCGTAGTACGCCCGCCACTCGTCATGGGCGGAACGGTTAATATGCGGCAAATCCACGGAAAGTCCAACGCTCGCGCAGATATTCGGCCAGTCCTCGCGCAGGGTTTCAACCCGGGCGATGTAGTCGTAGTCCGCATCTAGCCAACGCGATTGCGGCCAAAATATTGACCGTTCATTGGCGAACTGTGGCAGCACGTTGCGCACGAACACGTCGAAGCTCCCGCCCGTGGCGTACAGCGCCGCCTTGGTCGCACCGTGGCGCCTGTCGCGCCTGCCGTAGTCGAAGAAGAACGCAGACACAGCACGCGCCAACGGGTTCCGTATAATCGTGAACGTGAAGTAATCCGCCCAATACTGTGGGTACTCCCAATCATGCGGCGTGCCGTGCTTTACGCGCGTCGGGTTCTGGTGCCAGTGCTTGAGGTCAAGGCCGAACGCTTGCTCGACGCTCTTGCCGGCGCACTTGGTTATGTGGATGAATATGCACTTATGCTCGTGGCTAATCACAGGGACACCATCCGCATAGGACCAACTCAGCGTTGTCCCACATATCCGACTTGTTGGCATACCCCTCGCTACTGCTTGCGATGATCTTGCCGTTATTCGCGGTCAGACGCCAGCGCCACTTGCCACGCTTATCCTTGTATATCTGTAGTTTTGCCGACATTGGTCCACCTCTATTACGGGCCTGTTACGCGGTCCACTGTGTTGTTATCGGTTAGGTCGTTGGACCCTTCGGAGTCCGCCCGTGTCGCGCCCGTAGCTTCTTCGCAAGCATACCAACTATCCAACGACGTAGTTAGACTTGAAGACAGATTTTCGTATTTATAACGATTGCCCGCATTGTAAAGTGCGGCGGCGTCACTGGCGGATAACTCGCGCCCGATCCATACGCCAACATCGCAAACTGAACCAGTAAAATAAAGTTCATTGCCTGACACATCCCTTGATCCAAACCGGAATGGGGCTGTGCTGGTTATATCACCAGTCGAACTGCCGTCGGAAAAATCAATAGAACTGTTGACTAGCGACCCGTTGACATAGATTTTGCACCTTTGGGCCGAACGGTCCCAAGCAAATACAAAGTGCTTCCAGGTGCTCGACATGTGGCTTGCGTCGGTTCGTTCAACCCGATAATTGCTGCTATCGACCTGTATTGTGCTCTGTATATAACCGGCGCTTCCGTCAGTTGTGATAGAAATAGACCATCCAGCAGAAACCGAACCCTCTTTGCAGACAATTCGCCCCGTTCCGTTTTGGCTTGACTTGGCCCAGAACGCAACGCTGAAATCATTGGTGCCAACGTCCAACACGTCGCCACCGTCAAGATAATCGGCGCCGTCAAAGTCTGCGGCAAAGCTCTCAATCCCAGATCCAACGCACCCAAATGCAATGTATTTGTAGTCTGTGGCGTTGGCGTTGGGTCCACTACCACTATCCTCGTCAACGGTGAACTTGTCTGTGCCGAGCGTCACATTATCGCTAGTACTGTGCCCCGTTGCGTCGTGAATTGTGGTCGTTGTGGTGCCCTCCAGCTTGTCCCAGCGATTGAGCCCGTCAGACTCAAATATAACCACATACACAGGATCAAAACCAAGTCCAGATATATCAAGCGACGCTGTACCATCACCAGTATACCCGCCGTTCTTACATACGCCATTAGTGCCAACTCCTGGCACAAGGTCGGCCTGTAAGTTCTGTTTTGTTATCTTGCGCGACTTATTAGCCGTACCCTGTGAGATTACAAACAGATCGGAGGCGCTTGTGGTAGTTACCGCGGTGAGGTTATCAATATCAAATCCCACAAACAGATCTTCGTCGCCCGCGTTGTCCTTCTCTGCGTAGACCATCGGTGAGTCGGTGTCGGTTATCGTGCTTGTGAGGGTGGAGTCTGGATCTATGTTTACCTTTCCATATAGGTATCCCGCCGTCGTATCGTTCGCGGATACCTTCACTAGTTCGTCGGTATCGGTATCGGGCTCATACGCAAACGCCCAAGTGCTTGTAGTGCTTTCTGGAAAATACCAACCCACTACAATTGTGTCAACGGGTACGTCCTCGTTCAGTTGGAACTCGCGCAGGCTCGGCACGTCGCCACTGCCAGGGTTTGCGCCGCTGTTGGTCTTGGCACTCCAGCCGGAACCGTCCCAATAGACCTCGTTCGCGGTGTATACGCCGCTACCACTATGCGCCGTGATCTTGAACACGCGCGCGGTCTTGCGCACGCCGTCGCCGCCTGCGTTGCCGCCACGGGCCAACGTAGTCTCGACAAGGCGCGTCGCGTTTGCAATGCGTTGTGCGCTTTCTTCGTTCCAGCCGTATACTTGATCCGCCATTGTGCGCCCTTACATAGATGTTGGCAAGCTCAGAGTCGAAAAGCTCTTTTCTAAGATAGTCCCGAAAATCAGATAGTTAATGTCTGTTGTCGCCATCGTTTCGGAGTATGTCCCGTCATCATTAAGCGGCCACGGTTTAACCAATTCACCACCTTCTGTTAGTACAATCGGGTAACGGTTGTCACTTCCATCAGCCCAGTTGTAGCCCTGGTTGATGACCTCGCGTTGCCACCCGATCTCGTTGCCGTCTTTGGTCGCCTTCTCGGTGATCAGAATACGGTACGTCACGCGCCAGTAACCGCCGCGGTCGAACCGTTCCTCGCCGCTGTACTCGACCAGCCTGGCGGTCCACTTTGCCGCCGTGTATCCTGCAATCGTGATCGCGTCATCGTTGCAGGTGTTGATGTACTCCGCCGCCTCGTTCACGTCATAGCTAGACTTGTTCTTGCGCAGGGTCAGCGACAGTATCGCGCGGTCCTCCTCAATCGGTGGGTCGAACCAATCGCCTGCGGCATTGACAATCGGCGCTCCAGCCACAACGCCCTTGCTCTTTGCGCCTGTCGGCGGGGTAGCGTTCGTCGCTGTCTTAGTGTTTGCCACGATCTCGCGCGTATTCTGTGCGCCCCAACTGATCTCCCACGGGTCATCGGTCGGGTCATCGCTTGAGTTGTTGCTGTCGCTTGTGGTGTACTCGCACGTCACAACCCATAGCGTGCGGTCTGCGTCGTTTTCAAGCTCGGCAGAGATGTCGCTACAGACTGCGGTCGCGTAATCTGGATGCGCGTCACCAAGTGACGGGATCGCGTTGCCCCCGCCAAGGTCCGCGTCCATGGCCTCGTCCGGTCCTGTTGGCACACCGTCCAGCTTGACCAAATACACGCGTGTGCGGTTGCTTGATGTTCTGCTATTGCTACCGCGCCAACGTCTGCCGCCGCGTTCTGTGATTGATGATACTGCCATTATAGACTCGCCTGTACTAGGTTGTTAATCGGTATTCCGTCGCGGTTTTGCGCCTCAATTCCATCTGCGATATCGCGGGTGTTGTCTGCCGTTTCCTTGCGTAATTCGTCGGCACGGTCCACAATGCCGCGTTCCATACGGAACCCCGCCACAGACTGACGTTCAACTAGCGGCGCGCCTGCTTTGCTCGGCATTTTAGCGATGGCATCCGCCGCGGCTTTCGCCTTCTCTGCGACCTTCTCGGCGGCTTTCTCTGGGAGCTTGAATATGTCCTCAAGTTGCTTGGCGAGTTCGGCGTTGCGCTTCTTTACGTCAAGGATGAATTTTTCGTACTTGTTGCCCAGCTTGTCGCCGAAACCGGCGGCGCGCTTCTCTGCCTGTTGTACCTCGCGATTTATTTCGGACAATGCAAATTGTTCGCGCAGATCCTTAACGCCGGCCTTGGTGAATAGCTCGCCCGTAAGGAGTCCCTTGGCGAGTGCGGCAACAGTGACAAGTACGCGCTTGAACTTGGTCCATACTACGTCCAACTTGGCAAACACGAACTCGGTTAGGTCGGGCAGGTGCGTAAGCGCAAACTCAATGTCGTTGATGCGCTGAAGTACAAACGTCGCGAAGGTGGAAAAACCTTTTTGCCCGCCGTTCAGTGCGGTAATGATGAAGTTCACGGCGCCGCGCACACCGTTGGCGAGAGACACCACGGCAGGCACGACAAAGCCCAAGACCTTCTTGAACGCGGCAATCGTCGTTGCCGCCCACTCTTCCAGCTTACCGGACTTGCGCAGCTCGCCCATATACTCGATCGCACGCCGCATCGCGTTCTTGATCGGGTTCAACAGCGGTTCGCCGAACTGCGCGGCAACCTGTACAATGTTGTCCTTGACCGTGGAGAATAGACCTAGCGTGGTCTGTGATGCCTTCTCCATCGCCGCCTTGAATCGGTCAAGATCCTTAAGAACCATTTTCCACGCTGCGTCCGTCTTTTTGAGCGCCGCAGGCATGGCCTTGAGCTTGTTGAACGTTTCCGGCGTTAGGATACCCTTGCGCAACAGAAACAACGCGCCACGACCAAGCATCCCTGTCTTTAGCGCGATCCGCAACCGACCGACGTTGCTGGCGATGGTTTCTACGTTGGTTCCAGCGATAAACGCCGCGCCGCCGACACGCTTCCACATATCAACAGTATCCAACAGGTCGCCGCCCATAGCACGCAGGATGCGAGACATGCCGGCAACGTCCTCAATCTGGAACGGGGTCACAGCGGCAAACTGTTTCAGCTTCTCAAAGTGCTCGTTAGCCTTTTCCGCGGTGCCAAGCAATACCTCAAGCTGGATCTTTATTCGCTCAAAGTTCGCCGCCTGCTTTACGCTGTACGCGATGATCGCGGAACCGACCGCGCCCATGATGACGCCCAGACGCATGGCCCAACGCGCCACCGTCTTGATCGTGGATACTACCCGCGTCTTGAATCGCTTGATGGCGCGACTGGCACGGCGCAGACCACGGCGGAACGGACCTGTCACAGCGCGGAGAATTACTGAGAGTGTACCAACTTTCGCCATGTCCTAGCCCTTCTTTTTCTTGCGCTTCTTGCCGTGGCGCTTTGCCCAACCCATCAGAAACTCCTTCATTTCTTCGGCTGTCTGCCGCTGGTGGCCCTGGCCGATCATAAAGTCGTTTATCTTAAAGTGTTGCGTCGCCTTGCTGTTAGACTCTGCCAGTATGCACGATGTCAACGCCTGCCGCATGTCTGCGCGATCATCGCCGAACGGGTGTAGCCTGTCGTAGACAATCCACGCCTGGAACTCGCACTCGGTCATTTCGCTCTTGACACGCGCCACGGTCATCCCCAACGCCATCGCTAGCTTGTGGAAGAACCACTCACGCGTGCCTCTTGCTAGTTTCCCTCAAGTTCTCGGTCGGCGCTCTCGCCCATATTGTTCATATCGACGATCTTCTCAAGGATGCGGTTGATCGCAGAGAACGACTTATTCGCCAGATCCTCGGCGTCACGCGGCTTGAACACCAATCCGCCGTTCTGGTCGCAGATACACTTGATCGCAACCCGTGCGTTGGCGTTCGGGGTGTTCTTACTCATCAGTCGTGCGATCTCGTCGCCCTCACCGCTCTTGAGCGTGCGCAGGTAAACCGACCCGTTCCATTCCGGCACGTCAAACAACTCGATGGAGATGTCCTCTGCGTCCAAAATGTCGCGGGCGGTTACCAGCTTGCGCGGTTCTTCGGCTACTTCGTGATCGGGAATGTCCGTTGGTGTTGCCATAGTGCATTTGCCGTCTTTTGCGCCCATGATGTACCTCGTTACTTGTTGTTAACTGTCTAGGATTCGTCTACCCACGTGAGGTCGCCCGTGACCTTGATCGTTGCCGAGCCGGTCACCAGTTCGCCCATTGGCGCGCCCCATGAGTAATTCGTCATAAAGCCGGAGAACTGCACGCTGTTGGCAACGCTTGAGCCTGCGGCCTCTTTCGGGAACGTCACGGTGATGGTTTCGGCGGCGCCACTGTAAGGCGGTTGCTCGTCAACCTCGTGCAGGAACTCGACCTCAAGATTGCCGCCGTCGAACAGTTCGGTAGGGATGAACGTCTTGGCGGTTGTGGTGCCGAGGTGCGTCGTGTCCAACGCCTCGCGTGATACGTCGTTCTGGTTTACGCTGGTCAGTTCGGCAGTCCATGAGGATGTGCCAAACGTGATCGTTAGCCCTTGACTCTCAATAGCCATGTGTTTGGTTCCTTTGTTTGTGCCGATTTAGAACGTTGGCACGGTTTCTGTATGTACGATGCGAAAGTCTAAGATACGCGCCCACTGCGGGAACTCCTCGCCGACAGTCGGATCTTCGATGCTGTCTGAATCGGTCTCCAGGTGGATGCGCCTAATATACGTCGATCCCATAAGCGCGGGACCGAACCCGTCCAAATCCTTGCGCAGTGCGTCGCCCATTGCGTCGGT